TCGTCGCCTGACTAGGCGTGCGCAGGATCTGGTCAACGAGCGCGCCGGCCGCGTCCTTACCGATGCCCATCTGAACGATCTGGTCGATCAGGGCACTGCGCGCCGAGTTGTACCGGTTGGTCAGCTCGGACTGCCCCTCGCCGGCCCGTTCGGCGGCACTCAGCTCCGCCTCGAGCGCGGCGGCCGCGTTCAGGATCTGCTGTTCGAGCAGCAGCCCCGACTCGGACGCGCCGAGGTTCGCCAGGTCGACGCCCTCCAGCGAGAGCGCTGCACCCTGGCCGTTCGTGCCGACGAGCGACAGGGTGTCGGCCAGGCGCAGGGACGCGTCGTTCAGGTACCCCATCGCGACCGCGCCCTCGCCGAACTCGGCGACCTTGGCGCGCGCCTCCTCGATGGCACCGTTCCCGAGGTCGCGAATGCTGTCGGCCGTGGCCTTGGTGGTGTCGTCGAAGTCGCGCATCTGGTCGGCAAAGTCGACGAGATCCTGTCCGGCCGTGATGTCGAAGATGCCAATGAACTTGCCGAGCCCCTGGGCCAGGTCGGCCAGCGGACCCGACACGAATTCACCGACTGCCTCGGTTCCTGCGGCGGTCCCCTCGACGATCGCTTCCCCGAAGTCGAGAGCACCGTTGACCATGTCGAGGAAGAACTCCAAGACGGGGCCGCGGTTCTTGGTCACGTACTCCGCGGCCTGCGCGAGAGGCTCCGAGAAGCCGGAGGCGAGGATGCCTTGGATGCCCTGGACCGCGACCTCGACGTTCCGGAACGCCTGGTCGATCTTGGACTTGTCGTTGCTGGCGATCGTGTCGAACATCCGCTGAGCTGCGCCCTGGACGCCGTTGAGCCCGTCGACGGCGGTCTTCGGGTCGAGCGCGAACAGGGCGTCTCCGAGGTCTTCTGCCTGGGTGCCGAACAGTGCCACGGCGGCGGCGTTGCGCAGCACGGGGTCTTCGGTCTCGCGGAGCCGCGTGAGGACGAGGTCGAGCCCGTCTCGAGCGTCCTGGCCGCCGCGGGAGATCTTGGCGGTCATCTCCTCGGCGTCCAGGCCGAGCGCCTTGAAGCCTTCCGCCGACGCGGTCGACGCGTCGGTCGCCCGGATCTGGAACTCCTTGAGCGCATCGGCGACGAGGTCGCTGTTCCGGGCGCCCTCGCGGAGTCCCTGGTTCAGCAGACCCATCGAGGTCTCGGCGTCGAGGCCGAGTCGGGAGAACAGGGCCGGGTACTCGATGAAGGTGTCGAGGAGATCCTCGCTGCGGTTCACGCCCTCGCGGGCGCCGGCGGCGAGGACGTCGAACGCGTCGCGCGCGGACTTGGAGATGCCGGTGCGGAGCATGACGGCGACCGCTTCGCCGGCGGGTCGGACTTCCTCGCCGAGAACGTCGGCGACGCCGGCGAGACCGTCGACGACGGCGCGTGCGTCGCGGTTCGTCGTCTCGCTGTCGATGAGCCGGAACTGCAGGGCGAGCCGGGTCGTGTCCATGTTCGCCTCGATGGACTCGCCGAAGTTGCTCGCGTAGGACTCTGCGGCGACTCGTGCCAGGCGCCCGGCGGTGCGCTCGTCGATGCCGGTGAGTCCCTGCAGGCGGTCCTGCCGCGCCTCGACGGAGAGTCCGCTGCGGAACGCGTCCTGCACGGTGTCGGCGACAGTGTGCGCGATGCCGGCGAGAGCACCGGCGATCGGGATCGTCGCGAGCGCACCGACGATGCCGCCGACCAGGGCGGCTCCGGCCTGCTTGCCGCCGGACGCGCCGCTCTCCCCCGCGAAGTCGGCGACGTCGGAGAGCTTCCGGCGGATGCCGCCTTCGTTGACGTCGACGACCATTTCGGCGCGTGCGCCCTCGAGGTCGCGGAGTGCGGCGCGGGCGCCGGCGAGCTTGGCCTCGGCCTTCGCGACGTCGGCGTCGACCTTCACTCCCGACGAGCCGAGGGACCGCAGGTAGTCCAGGTCGGTGACGAGCGAGTCGATCGACGCCTGCGCGGTGGCGACGTTCGCGTTCACGCGGAGCGCGGTGCCCTGGGAGACGAGCCGCTTTGCCGCCTTCTCGACGGTCTCGACGCCGTCGACGGCGTCGGTGACGTCGGCGTCGACTTCCATCGTGGCGCGCGCGGCGCGCAGCCCGGCGAGGTTCCGCTCGACGCGGGACAGGTTCGCCTCGGCGCGGCGCACCTCGGCGGTGACGTCGAGCTCGGTTTCGACGGAGCGCAGGTAGTCGAGTCGCTCCTGCACCTTGGTGAGGTTCTTCTCGCCGCGGTCGATGTTGGCGTCGACGGTGGCGACGGTGGCCTGGGAGACGATGCGCTTCGCCGCCTGCTCGACGCGATCCATCCCCGCCAGGGCGTCGGCCTCGTCGGCCTTCAGCTTGAGCGGGTTCTTCTCGACGCGGTCGCCGGTCGCCTTGATGGCCTTCTCGGCGCGGGCGACGTCGCGATCGTTCGCGGTGATGAGCACCTCGAGCTCGGCAGCGCGCATCGGATCACCTCCGGGTGAGTGCGGCCCGAAGGCGGGAATCGGAATTGAGCAGCGAGAAGATCGCCGATCGTGCGCTCAGCCACGACATGCCGAGGGCCTCGTCGCTGTGCAGGTCGATGCCGCGCTCGAGCAGCTCGGCCACGACGATCTGCCAGTGGGAGGCGATGCCGTGCCAGGTCTCGTCGATGCGGACGGTTGGCTTTGCCGCGGCGGGCGTGGGGGCCTCGACGAACTCCGGTCGGAGGTGCTCGGGAACCCCGCGATAGTCGGGGTACCAGCCCTCCTCGTCGGGTTCACCGACGCCGTAGGGCGCGAGCTGCTCGGGTCCGATGTCCTCGGGCCTCAGTCTTTTGGGTGGGCATCATCGACGTCGTCGAACTCCACGTCGGTGGCGCGGGGCGTCCAGAGCTGGCGCGCGAGGTCGTCGGCGTGGGCCTTGCCGCGTGTCCAGTAGAAGACGGCGTAGTAGGCGGCGCGGTCGATGGTGACCTTGTCGAGACCGTCGGCGCGCATCTGCTCGTAGACGTCGCCGAGCGCGGGGTGCTGGCCCGGGGTGATGGTGTCCAGGACGCGCTGCACCTCGTCGGGCACCTTGGTCACCCCGGGGATCATGCCGAGGTTGATCTCTCCGCGGATGGCGGAGGCGATGAGCTGCTGGCCCGCCTCCACGGAGGGCGGGCGCACCGTGTAGGTGCGCCCGCCCGCGCGGAGTTCGAGGCTCGGCGTGACCCATTCCTCGAAGTCAGCGAGTGGCATCGAGGTGTCAGGCGCCGCGGTTGAAGGTGTACGGCGCGGAGTCGCCACCGCTGGTGGTGACGATAACGGGCACCGCGCCGGCGTCGCCGGCGGGCAGCACGGCGATGAGGGACGAGGCGCTGATGGTGGCGAACTCGGCGACGGGGTCGCCGTCGACGGTCACCCCGGTCGCACCGATGAGCCCGGCACCGTTGATGGTGATGAGCTCGCCGTCCTTCGCGCCCTCGGGGGTGACCGAGGAGATGGTCGGGGCGGACGCGGCCCAGCCCTGGAAGGGGTTGGGGATCGGGGTGAACGCGCCCTTGCCGGTGAAGGTGACCGCGTAGACCTCGGCGCCGGTGTTGCCGGTGTTCTGTCGGGTGACGTCGACGCGGACGAGCACGCGGCCGGCGTCGTTGGGGTTGGGGGTGCCGACGTCGGGCTTGTGGTAGAAGCGGATGTCGAGCACGGCGCCGTCGCGGCTGGACCGGCCGGCGGCGACGATCGCCTCGAGCTCGGGCAGCAGCAGGCCGGTGGTGAGCGACCGGTTCCCCTGGACGGTGAGCGAGGCGGCGAAGCCGCGGCTGTCGACGTCCTCGTTCGGGGCGCCGCGGTCGTCGTAGGTGGCGACGTCCGAGGTGACGGCGGGGAAGGTCGGCGCGATGGCGCTGGCGCGACGGATCGGCCGCCAGTCGGGCTGACCGTAGGTGCCGAGGTTGACGTCGATGCCGAGCTCGAAGCTCTTGCCGAGCGTCGAGCCGACGGGAAGGATGACAGAGCTCATATCGAGGCCTCCGGGTTGTCGAGTCTGATGCGGTAGTTGTCCGTGCGCCCTTGGCGTCCGGTGGCGTCCTCCCCCTTCGGGTCGAACGAGGTACGACGGATGTCGTTGATCCCTCCCCATCGGGAGAGTCCGTGCAGCACCGTCAGGGCGATACCGGCGATGCGGTCCGCTCCGGGGCGCGAGTCGAGAAGTCCGCGGATGCGGAGCTGGGCGCGGCGCTCGACGGTGTCGACGTCGTCGCCGCCGTAGACGCGGACGCCGATTCCCCACGGCGCTTCGGCGGGGATGGCGCCGTAGTAGATCCCGAGCTCGTCGTCGGTATAGGCGGGGCCGCCGGGGCGCCACGACCACCCGGGCACGATGGCGAGCCGTTCGCAAAGGCGGATGGTGAGCGTGGCGTCATCCACCGAAGCGCGCCCTGATGCCGTCGGCGATGTAGGTCTCGATGTCGATCTGGTCGGCGGCGGCCTCGAGGAACTTGGCCTGCCCGTCGTCGTGCTCGTAGTCGAGGTTCTCGTGTTGAATGCGTGCGACGAACGAGTCGTAGCCGACCTGCAGGGTCATGTCGTCGACGACGACGAACCCCTCTCGCTTCAGCTCGCCGGCGTCCTCTGGGGAGAGCTCGCGGGAGCGGTTCAGCATCGCCTTCCCGCCGGCTTTGAATCCGTCCTGCACGCCCTGTTCGACGGTCGTAAGAATGGGCTTGAGCATCTTCACGGGCGGTCTCCTTACTGCAGCCACAGCACTTGGTGCCAGGGCAGCGTCGGGTGTTGGAACCGGGTGATCTTGATGACCGTCGCGGTGCGGGCGATGTCGGTTCCGGGCCAGAGCGTGACGCGTGATCCGGTCGGGGCGTGGTCGTCGTACTGGACGCTGACGTTCGCGCTCGATACGGCTTCCTTGCCGTCGGCGCCGGTGATGACGGCATGCTCGTCGTTTACGAACGCGGCGACGTCGCCCGGCGTGCCGTGGGTGCCGCCGAGGCCCGCTCCGGCGCTGTAGGCGGCGACGCGGACGGTGTGCGGCAGGAAATGCGGCGGGAGCCGGTTCATCGGCTGACCGGGATGCGGTAGGGCTCGAGGCGGTCCAGCTCGTCGCGCACGAACATCGCGCCAGCGACGAGGCCGCCTGCGCTCATGCGGGAGTAGACGTAGGACTGTCCGATTGCGGTCTCGGAGGCGATGCCGCCGGCGGGGACGAGCGCGCCTCGCGCGACGGCGGCGGCGATGGCCTGCGCGATCCCGCCGGGGGTGTGCTCGTGGCCGTGGTCGATGGTGATCTCGACGGCGCGGCGACGGTCGGGCCAGTGGTAGCGGCCGTGCACCTCGAGGGTGCCGTCCTGGTCCCAGTCGATGTCGTCGACCGCGACGGCGACGCCGCCGATCGTCACGGCGGTGACGGCGTGCAGGTGCAGGGTGGGGAGGAAGAACGTGCGGCGGCCGCGCTTGGGCGAGAGCTTGATGGTCTCGAGGGTGCGTTTCGCCACACGCCAGCCGCAGTAATCGCGGACGGCCTGCGTTGCGAGCAGAGCGAGGGACTCGGCGGCCGCGTCGGGCATCTCCCGGTTGGTGATCTTCTGGATCTCGGCGCCGCTGAACATGACGTCCGGCTCGCCCATAACGATGGTGGGCACTGTGTCTCCTCACGGGACGACGGCCGACACCGGGTGTGGTGTCGGCCGTCGTCCAGATGGTGCGCCTGGGTCAGGCGGCCTTGGTCTTCAGCACGCGGAGAGCGTCCGGGCGGACGACGTCGCCGCCGACGCGCTTGCGGAACTTGAAGCCGACGAGGCCGTCCTCGGCGTACAGCTCGTTGAGGCGCTGCACGGTGATGCCGAGGCGGTCGTACACGCGGTAGCCGCGGGCGAAGTCACCGAACGCGGCGAGCGACTTGTTCGCGGCGATGCCGTCGATGCTGTCCTGGTTGTGCAGGGCGTAGCCGAGGAAGGTGTTCGGCCGGCCCGCCTGGATCGACGACTGCCAGAGGTACTGGCCGTTGCCGTCCTTGAGGGTGGAGATGAACAGCTCCGTCGTCGACGGCAGCAGGAACGACCCGTTGGTGCGGTACTGGGCGGGGGTGGCGTAGATCAGGCCCTTGAGGTCGTCGAGGATCTGATTCCGCGCGTTGGCCCCGGTGCTGCCCGAGTAGTCGGTGGCACCGGAGGTGACGACGGGCACGCCGCCAGCGGTGGAGAACACGCCGACCGGCTTGTTCACGGTGTGGCCGGCGCCGAGGGTGAACGCGACGTCCTCGGCCTCGGCGGCGGCGCGCGCGAAGCTGTCGCGGACGAACGCCTCGAGGTTGACGTCGGAGTCGTCGAGCTCGTCCTCGCCGATCTTGGCCAGGCCGTAGAGATCCTCGATGTACGTCCACTCCTGGGTCGGGGTGTCCGGCATCGAGTCGACGAGATCCTGCTGGTTCGTCTCGAGCTTGCCCCAGCCGACGGACACCTCGTCGAGCGAGCGACGGCGCACGCGGTTGGTGGTGACGGTGCGCTGGCCGGAGATGCCGCGCATGACGCTCAGGCGGGGCACCGCGCGGATGATCTCGGTCTCGAGGTCTTCGGGGACGATGATCTCGCCCGCGGCGTTCTCGACGAGCGCGCGCTGCTCGGGGGCCAGGCCGCGGCCGCGGATGAAGCGGAGGAAGGCCGAGCGCTGCTCGGAGCCGCCCGCTCCCCCGGCGCCGCCGCCGGACGGCTCGCCCGCGCCGGTGCCGCGGACTTCCTGAGCGGCGGCCGCGGCGCGCTGCTCCTGGGCCTCCTGGCGCTCGATGCGCTCGGTGAGGTCACGGAACTCGGTCTCGCCGCGGTCGTAGCTGGTGCGCTCGTCCGCGTTGAGGTTGCGGTTCTCGGCCTCGGCGGCCTCGGTGATCGATCGCATCGCCTCGACGGTGCGAGCACGCTCCTGGCGGAGCTGAACAGAGGTGGGCATTCCCACGCTCCTTTCGTGTGTTGGTGGTGTCCCGCACCGTGTGGACGGGCACGTGGGGTGAGGTCAGAGGGAATGCTGCAGCTCGAGCAGGCGCAGTCGGTCCTTCGCGCGCTGCAGCGGGTAGCCGCTCTCGGCGGCGACGTGCCGCTCGGCGAGCGAGCGGAGCTCGGCGGAGGTCTGCGGGTACGCCGGGTAGGTCACGACGGAGACGTCGCCGCCGTCGAAGTCGAACTCACGCACCTCGTACAGCGAGCCGCCGGCCCATCCGCCCGAGACGACCCAGAAGCCGAACGACATCTGGGTCATGTCGCCGCGCTCGAGCGAGACGGCGGCGTCGCGGGCGTAGCTGACGTCGGCCATGTCGGCGTCGACGAGCACGCCGGCCTCGTCCTCAGAGAGGCGGAGCGTGCCGGCGCGGGTGCGGGCCAGCAGGCGGTTCGCGTCGTGGTTGATGAGGAAGCGGACGTCGGGGTCAGAGGCGAGCGTGCGCGTGGCCGCCCCGGGCCGGATGACTTCCTGCCAGTCGCCGAGGTCGGCGGAGAGCTGGTCGTACACCACGGCGCGGCCGGTGAAGTGCAGGCGACGCTCGGCGTCGTCGGCGGCGCGGATCTGGATGTCGGTGAGCGGGAACACGCGACGTTCGTACGTGCGCATCTGCGGGTCGGGCATGTCGGCTCCTAGTAGTCGAATTCCAGGCCGCAGCTACAGGCGGCGGCTTCGGTGGCGCCGGCCGCGCGGTCGCCGGGCCACATGGCGCCGTTGGAGAACGGCTGGTCGATGGCGACGGTCTCTCCGTGCATCGACGCGTGATCGCACGCCGCGTCGGTGGCGGCGTTCCATCGCTTCTCGCGGGCGCCGGTCTGGGCGGCTCCCTCGAACCGTCCGAACGAACCCGACCGGTTGACGATGAGTTCGGCCGCGGTGGCCGTGGAGGCGAGCACGTCGTCGAACGCCCGGGCCAGCGACGGCCGTTCGTCGGCATCCGCTCCGCTCATGGCGAAGAACGCGCGCGAGTTGAACGCGCGTGCCTCGCTCGCCGCGACGGCGGCGACCCAGTTCGCTGCCGCGTCGGCGAGGAACACCTCGCCGCGGGTCTCGGCTTGGCGTGTGCCGAACTCGGTGACCACGCCTGCCAGGGACGGGGTGAGCGCCTCGGTCAGCAGCTCGTCCCAGACGGTGCGGTCATCGTCGGTGGGGATCTCGGTGAGCTGGTCGCGGAGGTCGCGGACGTACTCAGCGAGCACCGTGTCGATGCGGGTGACCCATGCGGGCGCGTCGTTCGCGGCGGCTCGGCGCACCGGCCCGATCGCACGGAACGCGGCGGGGCTGAGCTGGGGCACGTCGATGGTTCCGCCGTCGGCTCGCTGGACGGGAGCCGACCCCGCCGGGATCATGTTGACCGGCTCGAGGTAGACGTCGCCGCCGTCGATGGGCGACTCGTCCTCGTCGGCGCGGATGTCGTTGGCGGAGAGGTAGCCCCACTGGCGTCCGGCCGCGTAGGCCGCCGTCTGCGCAGCGGTGTCGCCGCGCATACGCCCCTTCGGGTTGAACTTCAGCCGCATCTCGGGGTCGTCGAACAGCGCTTGCGTGACCTTCTCGAGGCGGGTGATCGGCGGCAGCAGCGCGGC